ACTTAGCGACAGCATTAGTGAAGGCACAGTTAGAAATGACAACTCCAAAAAAACAATCTACAAACCCATTTTACAAAAACTCATATGCTTCTTTGAATAGTGTTTTAGAGGCTGTACTTCCTGCATTCAACAACAACGGGATTGTAGTTTTACAACCTACAACAACATTTGAGGGAAAGAACTACGTTAGAACGATTTTAATGCACGAATCAGGCGAACAAATAGAATCTTTGACCGAGATTATATTTTCTAAAATGAACGATGCACAAAGTCAAGGAAGCGGCATAAGCTACGCTAGACGTTACGGATTGCAAAGTTTTGTTTCCGTTGGTAGCGCAGACGATGATGGGCAAAAAGCAGTTGAACCACCAAAGGCGTTAAATGCCGAACAAAAGCAAAATGAAAAGGATTTGCTTAACTGCAAAGACTGGGCGGAACTAGGTAAAACCTGGAAGGCTTTTAACTCTTACGAGCAAAAAAGAACTGAACCATTAAAAAACGAATTAAAAGAAAAATTAACCAATAAATAGAATCTTATGAGCGCACTTATCAATTTAGGAATTAAAGGAAAAGATGGAAAGTACAAGCAGTACACAATTTCAATTTCAGACGAGCCAAACGACTACGGTCAAAACGTATCAATGTATTTGAGCCAAACCAAAGAGCAACGGGAAGCTAAAGAAAAACGTACATACGTGGCAAATGGTCAAGTAATTTGGACGGATGGAAATATAGTTGCACCACCAAGAAAAGACCAAGTATCACAAGCGGAATCAGATTTGGCAGACGATTTGCTTTTTTAAAACTAATCAAACCCGCTATTTATTTAGCGGGTTAATTTAAAAACTTAAAAAAATGGAAATTATAAAAGGTAACTGGTATGAGTGTGTAAATGCAGAAGGTTGGAATTTTTTTACAGAAGGAAATAAATACTTTTCAAATGAAAACGGACAATTGCTTGGTGAAGATGGTTATTTTGAATATATTAATTCACACGAAAAAGACTTCAAACTCACAACAAGCACCCCGGCACACTACGACAACACTAACGGATCGCTTTACAAATTTTGCGAGAAACAAAAACTAAACAGTTATGAATTTGACCTTATAAAAAGGATTATGCGATGCCGCAAAAAAGGGCAGTTTGAAGCGGATTTGCAAAGCACAAAAGTATTAATTGATTTGTATTTAAAGGAATATGAAACAGACTAAAAATCAGATTAAAGGGTACAATAGTTTTAAAGAGCACAAAGATTTTATCATAAAAAAACATCATTTAAAAAACATAAAATTCAAAATAATAGACGAATTCATTGTTATAAACTCAAAAATAAACAAAATTATGAATACAATAAACAACACACAGGTCAATGTCAAAGATCTTACAATTCAAGAAATTCAAGAACTAGCAGAAGGATTGCCAGTTTGGAAAAATCAAAGATCATTGGTTAAAAGTGATTTGGAATGTTACTTCACAAAATTCGAAAGCGACAATGAATTTTATGTTCGTGTTTTTTCCAAAACAAAGGTAACCGTTTCTTTTGATGAATTTTTAAAATTGAAAGCCTTATGAATCCAAAGAAAAAACACCAACTGATGCATCAATTAGTTTGCATTAAAATGATTGAACTAGAAATATACGACCAGCTAAAACCGACCACCGCAAAGATGGTCCAGCAGATAAAGTTTTGCGAAGAGTTTATAGATAGTATTTCAGATACTTCAACCGTTCAGAAAACAACCTATTTTAACGATATAGTTAAAAAGATTGAAACAATTATTAGAAAAGATTTTGACGAAACAATGTAATAATTCACTATCTTTGTTTTTTCATAGTTTAATTTTTTTGTTTTTAAAGTTAGGAGCCAGTCGAAAGATTGGCTTTTTTTATTTTAAAAATAAATTAATTTATAGTTGTTTTACAATTATTAATGATTATATTTGTAAAAGAATTAAGGAAGTGATTTACACGGCAAATTCTAAAAATTTTTATTATGAAAACAGTAAAATTATATTTTGGGTCTGATAGTTACGGTGTCAATTATGAGTTAGCAATTTTAGAAGGCAATCACTACACTAGAAATATGGAATTTAACGGATATGGCAAAGGCTGGTCTAAATGGGAGACTGTAAATGATTTTAGCGGGACGTTTTATGTAGACCAATATGGCAAAGACAAAATGAAATGGGGTTGGGGAATGCACGCAAACCTATTAGGAGAATGTAAACGGAAAATAAACTTAAATAATTAAAAAAATGAAATACGCAATTAGAATGTTAGAAGAACAAAAGAAACACCTGGAGCTTTGTTTATCTGAATGGGATATAAATAAATACCCAGATGCACGAATAGAAAGACAAATTAGATTAGAAAGTCTAATGAAAGCAATACAGTGTTTAAGTAAAATTGATAACGGTTTTAATGTAGAATCAGAAGATTATAAATAATGGAAAAAATTTATAATTTACAGTTTAAAAGCAATGCTTATAACTACTATTACGGGGATCTTACAATATTATTTACTTCTTGGAAAATAGGATTTTTAGGAGTTTCAAAAGGAAAGCTAGATAGGTGGGACTGGTCAAAACCTTACGAAAATGATATTTGTACAATTACAAAATCAGAAATAATAAAAAGCAAAAGAAAAATGATTTATGCTAGTTTTTAGCGAAGAAAATTATTTAACACATTAAAATTTACGAAAGATGCGAACGATAAAATTTAGAGGATTAAGAGTTGACGGTAAAGGGTGGGTTTGTGGTTTTTTAGTTGTAGACCCATTAGGTAAAAGTAGAATTTATTACAAACCTTTTAAGGATTCCACAAGTAATACTTATCAGTTTGTCATCCCCGAATCAATCGGTCAATTTACAGGCAAACTAACAATTGATCAAATGTAAATTTACGCGGGGGATTTGATATTGCTTTAAATCGAAATTAAACCGCTTTCAGAATTAAAAGTTGTATACAAAATTATCGCAAACATACACGAAAAATAAAAAGTATTTCTTATATTTGCACTGCAAACTACTACTTGCATTAAGACATTGGACGAAAGTCTAACGACAAACCCTTAAAGATGTGTAGTAGCTCTTTAGGGGTTTTGTCATTTTTAAAATATTATGAATTATCAACCTTACCACTACCAGCAAACAATCCTAGATGCGATTGCAGCAAACCAAAACAGAAAAATTTTAGTTCAAGCAGCTACAGGATTCGGCAAAACCATTATTTTCACAACCCTAGCAAAGCAATACGAAGGACGTGTATTAATTCTAGTTGACAGCCGTGAACTCGTATGGCAAACAGCTAAACACTTTGACAACGCGGCTACATTTGAGGCAAAGGACAAAAATTTTCCTGGAAACAAAATTATTGTATCAATGGTGCAAACTTTGAAAAGCCGAATAAAAAAGCAACCCGATTTAATTTCAGATTTTGATTTAGTCATAATTGACGAATGCCATATTTTGCAATATGAGGTACTTTTGCCTTTAATTAAGTGTAAATTATTAGGCTTTACGGCCACACCTGTAAGCAATCGTAAAGATACCTACTATTATAGTCCAAAAGTCAAAGAGATGTTTTTAAAACCTTTTCCCGATGCAATAGAGTTCACAAAGGATTTTGCACTTTCTGAAATCTTTGACGACATTATCGTAGGTATTCCAATTCATCAGCTTATTACAGAAGGTTTTTTAGTGCCAGACGAAAACTACATCATACCAATTGATGAATATTCATTTAACTTTGATAAATTCGGCGAAGTATCAAATTCAGATGAGGTATTTGATGCAGCCTACCAAATGGATGTTTTAGCGAATTACCAACATTATTGCAAGGGCAAAAAAACAATGATCTTCACGCAAAATACAACTTTGAACAAATACATTTACGATATTTTTGTAGAAGCAGGAATTGAAAATTGCTTTATGTATGATTCCGTAAACGATACGGATTTTAACAGAAGCGAAGTAGTAGAAAAATTTAGAAATACGCGTGGAGCAATTTTATTTAACGTCGGAGTTTTTACAAAAGGATTTGATGTAACGGATGTTGAAGCAATTATAGTTTCAAGGCGTGTATCTTCACTAGCTTTATGGATTCAAATCGTAGGCAGAGGAAGCCGTACAACTGACAAACTTTATAAAGATAGATTTACCGTAATTGATGGAGGAAACAATATTTCACGCCTCGGCAAGTGGTCGGACGAATTCGACTGGGAAAAATTATTTTGGGGGTCTGACGATTATAAGCCAAAAAAAGAAGCTCCAGAAGAAATGTTAAAAGAGTGCGATGGTTGCGGCGAATTAATGCCAGAGCGTCAATGCGTTTGTAAATTGTGCGATCACAACAACTGCAAAATAAAAGAAATTGTAATTGATTATGGGATTGCAGTTCAAGTTAATAAAGTAGATATTGACATTAAAAAGATAATTCGCTATTCAGAAAACAAAGATAAGTTCTTTGCTTTAAAGGTTTTAAACGAGCAAATTTTTAGACTTTTTAAAAATGTAGATAAAGATCAATTTGAAAGAAACAAAACGGGCGGAGTTGAACGTATATTTACAACCCACTTGAAAAGCGGTTATTTAGCTATTATTCGCTCGAACCTAGAAAGCAAAGCAAATAGAACTTATGCACAACAAAAGAAAATATTATTAACCAAACTTGAAAAAAAATATTTATGAAAAATGTAGGAAGCTTTGAAATTGTACGCTATAAATTTATTTTTATAGAAGGAGAACCAAAAATTATTATTGAAATGGTTAAGGTTTTAGATACAAATGGCAAATATATTAAATTTGCTTCCCTAAAAGATGTTATTGATTTTTTACCATTATACCCTATAAAATTTAAAAAATTATGAAATTCTCAAAATACCGAACCCACAACGACAAAGACAATATTACTATTGATTTTGATAAATATGTAGAACTAGTAAAAAATGGAGAACATCAAAGTTTAATATTTGAAGCAAGAGCCAATAAATCAGACAAAAAAAAGTACACCGAAATTAAAAGCAAACTTCCTGCAATTACTGGGTCTTGCACGATGAAACAAAACAGCCGTTCAGTTGCAAATATTGACGAAATGAACGGCTTAATTTTACTTGATATTGACTGTGATGTAAACACCGAACTTCGTAAAAGAATTGATGCAGACAAATATACATTTAGCTCTAATCGTTCAGTAAGTGGGACTGGACTTGTAGTTTTTGTAAAAATTAATTCAGATGTGTTTTTAGAAAGCTTTTACGCAATAGCGCAATATTATAGCGATAATTTTGACGTAGATATTGATCAGGCTTGCAAGGACAAATCAAGATTAAGATACATTGCGTACGATATGGATATTTTCCACAACCCGGCCGCTGCAACTTTCAAAGCAAAAAAAGCACCATCAAAAAAAGCAAAAAAAGAAACGTTTTATTTTGCAAAAGATGACTTTAGCTTTATAATGGAACAAATCCAAAGTAAAGGAATTGATCTTTGCCAAGACAATTATCAAAAATTTTGCGAAATCGGTTTTGCTATTGGATCGCATTTTGGAGATGCAGGATTAGATTATTTTAAAACAATTTGTCAAAATGGGACCAAGTACGAACCTAGCCGAATAGAAAGACAATATTCAAAATTTTGCAAAGGTGGTAGTGTTACCATTTCTACATTCTATTTCCACTGCAAACAATCAGGAATAGAACTATATTCTACCGTTAGTAAAGAGATTATTAAACGGGTAGCCGTTGGCAAAGCTAACAGCCAAATAATGACACCAGCGGGAGTAATTGAAACGCTTAAGATATTAGGCACGACGACAACAGATGAAAAATTTATCCAGCAGTTAATTGATTCAAAAGAAAACTTTGCAAAAAACATTGATAATGAAGAAAATGACACGGTAAAACTTGATTTATTTATAAAAGAAAACTACCCGATAGCAAAAAACGGATTTAACCAACAATACGAATACGAAGGACAACCCGTTAACGATGAAATAATTAATTCCATTACAATTCACGCAAAGAAATATTTTGATTTTAAAGTTAGCGCAACTGATATTTCGCAATTAATTTTTAATTCTCAAGCCAAAACATACCAACCAATAGAGGACTATTTTAAGAACAACACAACCACGGCCACAGGCGACGAAATTGAAAAGTATGCGGACTTGATTTTACCTTATAACGAGTTTAACCGCTGGGCGTTAAAAAAGTGGCTCGTAGGTGCAATCCACAACTGGACGAGCCCGAACGAACACGAGGAAGTCAGCCCTTTAGTTTTGGTCCTATGCGGGCAGCAAGCAAGCGGTAAGACTTCGTTTTTTAGAAACATGCTTCCCAAAGAATTAAGAAGGTACTTTATTGATGAAGCGATGGAAGAGGGAGGGAAAGACGTGCTAAAACGTATGGCAACGTCAATGATCATGCTAAACGATGAATTTGGAGGCATGGCTCATAAAGACGTTAAGAATTTCAAAAAAATAACCGAGAAAAATAAAATAACCGTTCGACTTCCATACGGGCGTTTAGACGTAGATTTAAAACGTAGAACTATGTTATGTGGCACAACTAACGAAAAGAGCGTACTGAAGGACGAAACAGGAAACAGGCGTGTTATTCCGATTGAATTTGAAAGCGTCAAGTACGATGAGGCGGTTGAGTTTGACAAAGATGCTTTATTAAAATGTGCTCACAATCTTTATTTACAGGGTTATGAATTTCGTGTATTTTCAAAAGAAGACATTGAATACCTCAATCAAAATACATTGCAAAATTTAGAGATTGAGGTTAGTGAGGATTTGTTTTTTAGTCGTTATTCATTTCAGCAAACAGACGAACATAACGAGGAAGTTATTTTAAACCAAGGCGAAATTTGCAACGAAATGAACCTGCAATTTTCTTATAAAGCCACAAAATACGACATTAAAAGAATTTGTGTAAAGCATAAAATGGAATTAAAAAGCCACAGAATTAATGGCAAAGTTGTAAAAGGCTATCGTTTATTTAAGAAAAACGACTTTCAAAAGGTAGAAGTTCCATTTTAAAGTGTAACTTTTGTAACCTTTTGTAACTTTTAAAAAGTTACAGGTTAAGCCCTACTGTCATTGACCTTGAGCCACTTTGTAACTTTGTAACCTATAAATATTAACAAAAGTATTATAGAAATACATAAATACACAAACATTACACATAATGACATATATTATATATTACTGTAGAAAGTCTTAAAAACACAAAGTTACAAGGTTACAAGGTTACAACGCTTAAAATCAATTAGTTAAAAAACGCCTAAAAGTTACAAATACTATGAAATTAGAAAATATAAAGAAAAAAACCACAGCACAGCTAAAAAATCTAGGCAAAAAGTCAGAAGCAACAATCCAAAAGGAGATTGTAAACTATTGTGAATTGAATAAAATATTAATTTTTTGCGTACCCAACGAAGCGACTTATAATAATTCAAAATTTAAAAAAATGGGAGTTTTAGGGGGAGTGTCTGATTTGATTTTAGTTTTACAAAATAAAGTTATATTTGTGGAATTGAAAAATCATGAAGGAACCCAAGAACCAAATCAAAAACATTTTGAATGTAATGTTAATAAGCTTGGACATCATTACATTTTGATCCGTTCACTAGATGAATTTAAAAAATTAATATGAAAACAAAAAAGCCAACTATTGAGCAGCTCGAAAAAGAAAAGCAATCCACAAGTCCCGAACGGCGAAAAGAAATTCAAAAGTATTTGGATTGGATTTATTACGGAATTAAACTTTAACAAACTTTAACACTTTAAAAGTATTCAAAATGTAAATACATATTGT